AGTATCTACCTTATCTGTAGATGATGTAATTGTAAAGGGTCCAAGAGGTGAACTTGCATAAGGACTATTTGGATAGTTTCTTAAATTTAATGTGACTTGTGTATTTCCTGTTTGAGATAAAAAGTCAGGAATAAATCGTCTAATTTTCATAATGTATTCACCATCACCTTGGAATGTTGCAACACCTGATGATTGACCTAAAGCACTTCTTTGTTGACTAATATCAAAATCTCCTGATTCAATGTTAGATGTAATTGCGTTAACACCTGTTGCTAAAGCTTCATCGGTTCCTGTTTCATGTTCAAAGTATATAGTACTACCATCCGTATTACCTACTACATCAAAAGAAGCATTATCTGCAGCATTATATTTAGTTGCATGAGGTAAACCAAATACAGCAGAATCAACCCATGTTGTTCTTGCTAAAGTACCTGTTGTCCAAATAGGTCTTTGTGGACTTGATTCAATATAATTATAAGTGACACAAGCATTTACAACAGTTGAACTTGAAGTACAATAGAACCAAGTAATTTCTCCAAATAAATTATTAAGTCCAACATTAATTAATTGTGATGCCGTAGTATTTAAATTATTGTAAACAAAATCTTCTACCAAACAAGTCATCGATTCTAGATTACCTGCATATTTAAAGAAACCATTTTCCGACATCCAATACGCAGTACCATCTACTTCAAGAGCTGCACTCTGTCCAATCAATCCACAGTTAGTTCCGACTTGTGTAAAACCAAATGTAAATGGTGCACCTACAAAACGCATAGTAAATAAAGAAGTATCTGTCCAAACATAGATTGCATCTCTACCTCTAACTGCTCCTACAATTCTAGAACCATCCGATAGTCTTTGTGTACCTGCAGTATTAACTGAAGTCGGTGCATATTCATTTATATTTTCTTGATCTGAGAATCTTATAAACATTAAATCTTGTGTAGTTGGATCACCGATAGTTGTTTCGGTTCCAAAGAATACTAAGTGTCGGTCAGGTGTGGATACTAACATAGCTCTTGATGCAGTAGGCGCTCCTGAAATAATTGTTGCTCTATAGTCTACAGCATCTGCTATATTTGAATCCCATTCAAAACATGCACTATCGTGAATTAATGCAATTATTTTTGCACCAAAGTTATCAATTGACCATTCACCTGGATCTACTACAAAGTCTCCTGATGCCGCTTCACCCCAACCAATATAATCAGTAGTATTAGTAATGGTATCTCCTGTAGTGTGAATAGCAGCTGCAGTATTTCTTACACCTCTTGTAACACCAGTTAATTCACTTCCAGAAATACCAGTATAAGATATTTCTTCAGAACCTATTTGAACATAGTTAGTACCTGATATTGGAAATAAAGCAGTATCTGTTAATTGAATACCTGTTGTTTGAACTGCATTAATAGAACCTACTAAAGTGGTAATTGCTTCTCCAGAAACAGTACCACCATATTGTCCAAGTCCCCAACCAAATCCTGGTAATTGTTCTGAAGGTCCAACTGACCAATAATGTTGAACTCTAATACCTCCAGATAAAGTAGCTCCAGCTCCTGTTTCAGCAGTTGGCATAGTAATAGTAATGATTGTATCGGTTGGTCTAGATGTGACCATGAATTTTTTATCATTAAAATCAGAGGCAGTATAATCGGATCCTGCAATTGCCGTAAAATTATCTAAAAAAATAATATCACCTGTGTCAATATTATGTGGTGCGGCAAATGTAATGGTTACTGAAGTTGACCCATTAGTTGTTGTAAATGCATTTGTTAAAGTAGTTGTCGATTTAATTGGGTGAATATCATAGAATACACCTCCAGTGTAAGCATATAAAATTCTGTTTGTTCCAATAATAGAGTATTTAGTTCCTGAATTATTAACAACATGATGCATGGCTCTTGCTGCACCTGTTAATTTATTCTCACCTAACTGTGCCCAGCCACCTATTTTTTCAGGTGTACCATATCTAAAACGTACATTATCACCACCTACCCATTGTCCTTCAGCTGTAGTTTCAGTGATCTGTTTATTAAACCCTGGTTGAAAACCTATTTTTTGTAGCATATGACTCCATTATAATACTATTTTACAAATGATGGTAGTCCTAGCATAGGTCTGCCATCAAACTTGTTTTTATCAGCAAATGGGCCATTTACATGGTTATAATGTAGAAATACTTGGCCACAAATGTTTCCTTCAAATGGCTCTCGCCAATGTTCTAGGTCACAGCCACTATACACTAACATATCACCTACATCAAGCAATACCTTTGTGCCTTCTGGAGCGTTGGGTTTAATGATTTTCTTATATTCATCAATAACATTATCTGAGCCAGTTCCATCAATAAATATAGGCCAAGGATCGCCACCTAAGTTTAAAGTACAAGATATCTCACAACTTGGTCTATCTTTATGTCTTCTTAATTCATCACCTCTTTTATATGCTCTTGCATAAGAATAAGTTGGAATTAATTCTAATCCTGTATGTTGTTTCATAACAGGTAACATCTTTACTAACAATGTATCCATTACAAAATCACCATAACAAGAAAAGGTATTTGGTATTTGTTGATCCGACCAAGTTCCTAATATTGAAGATTGTGAATGAATATTATTTTTATACATAAAATGCACGGCATCTCTTTTAAGTAAAAAGTAATTCAATATAAAATTAGATAACTCATAGCTAGCTGCATTTTTAATTACTTGATATTTTTGTTGTTGAAATGTCATACTATTAAAGCTTTCTGTAAAAAATTAAATGATACAGATATTCTTATATCATCAGATTCATTAGGATCAACACAATGCATTAACCAAGATGGAAACATAATAAGTCTTCCTGCTTTTGGTTCATAGTGTGTTTCTCTATACAATCTTGGTGGTAGTTGTCCTTCTTTTTGTCTAGGTCTTACCATAGAGGCAGATGATCTAGGATCGTCTATTTTTAAATGTCCAGAGTTCTTAGGTGCTTTAACATAATAGACACCAGACCATAATGAATTAGGATGTTGATGAGCACGGTTCATTCCGCCTGGAGGATTAACGTTGGCCCACATATTTCCTAAATAAGGTTCTGAATCTAAATGTTCTTCAATATAAATTTTATGTTGTGCTTCATATAAGCCATCAACTAATCTTTTATATTCTGGTCTTAAATGCATATCTGTAGGTGAATGCCAACCTTTAACATTTGTTCTCGTTACTCCTTTATCTTGATTCCTCCAATTTAAAATATCTTTTTCTAATTGTACATTTAACGATGGATCATTGTGATCCAATATATAAATCGGTGTTGGAAAATGAAGTTCTCTAATCATTTAAATGGTGTTCCTCCAAACCACATTACTAAAGATTTTCTATTGCCTTTAATAACTGGTTTAACTCTATGTCTAATAAAGGATGCAAAGAATATAGCATGTCCTTGTTTTAATTTTGCAATTTTACCTTCTGACATTAATTCTAAATCTCCACCTTCAAATTCTGATTCAGGGGAAAGTAGACAAGTCATTGATATTTTTCTTACAGGTGGTTCGTGTGCACAGTTAATATCATTATCTATATGCCAATCATAAAAACCACCTTCAGGGTATTCAGTATATTGTCCAGGTTCAGTTATTTGCATATTATCAAAACCAAAATGATTACCATTAGTTGCTTTCATAATTTTTTCTAAATCTTTGTACATATCTGCCATTTTTTTAAATGGGATCCAACTAATATGAGATGTTCTAGTTTTAGTATCAACTGTACCACCTGATCCACCACCCACTTGTCCTTGTTGTTGTGGTTCAGCTCTTCCTGCTTCAATAATCATTTTACATTGTTCAGGTGTAAAAATTGGTTTTGTTGTTTCCACTATAAATGATTTCCAACGTGGTTCTGTTATCATATCGCTCCTCTATTTTTAATTGGATCAAATTGCACATCACAGTTTGCAGCAAGTGTTCTTCTTGTCTCTTGAGTTCCATTGAATGGATACACACAATGTCTCATATCATATGGAAATACATAAAAATCTCTTAACTCCATTGGTGGCTGATAATCTATTTTTGCAAACTGACCATTACTTGCTCCTAATATTTGTAGTCTACCATTTTGTGGTATTTCTGAATTAGAATATTCTCGACCATAAGTTGATGGTAATTTTAAAACCATTACCGATGATAAACCAGTAAACAAAGTGCCTCGATGAATGTGTGCTGGATTGTATTCATGCTGTTTCATTTCATTAACCCAAATAGAATTAAGGTGTAATTCATAATCTCTAATTTTATTGAATGTTAAATAATGTTTAAAGATTTCTAAAAAATAATTAGTAACGTCTCTAGGTAATATATTATGTCTTTTTACCTTAGATTCATCTTGACCATTATAAAATAGACTATGTTCGTTTTCTATTTTACCCACTAATTGTTTATTAGCAGGATGTAAGTTATGAAAATTACTTTCGTAAATATGGTTAATCGAATGAAAAATATCTAATGGTACTTGATACTTTAATATTGATTGACCTAAAAATACAAAATCAAAATTAATCTTTTGGTTTTCCATGTTGAGTTAATTTCTCTTGCTCTTTATAGCTACTTTCTAATTCACCAGATTTCTTGATTCTTTGCAACGATTGTAATTGACCTAAGATATTAAACTTCTCAGATTCTGAAGAATTCTCAGTTAATGTTTTAGCTTTCTCATAGTATTGTAATCCATAAGATTCTAATTGATGTTGGTTGACATCTTTATCATTAAACGATCCATCATTAAATTCTTTCTTTAATTTAGACCACATTTTGATTTCTCGCATTCTATGTTTTGCAACTTTTTCCATAGATGCTTTACCAAAACGTGCTTCATCTAAATCTATTTCATATTTAGTTCTTTTGTAGTCATCTTGTTCTGTTTCAATTTTCTTTTCTAACCAAGTAATTTTTGCTTCATTTCTTCTATAATCAAATGATAAAGCCATTAGGTTGTCTAAGTATGAAGATTGTTCTCGAACACACTGCCAGTATTTTGCAGCTTTAGTTGGATATCTATTATCTTGAAGCACAGAAAATCTTGCTTCAGTTTCTGTTCTGAACATTTGTTTTTTAGTCCAGGTATCACGTAACTCATCAACCATACCTTTAAAATCGGTTAAATCTTGTGGCTCTAATAAATTATTTAAATGAGTTTCTTCTTTTTGAATTACTTCTTTCACGTCTTTTTTATTGTTCATCTCTAATCCTTTATGTGTTTTGTATTTATATATCTTATTTAAAAGATATTACAAGGCTTAACTGTCTGTGAAAGTAATAGTTCCACCAAATTCACTCCACTCTTCTGTATCAACACGAGTAGTATATCCTCCAGCAGCTAGAGCATTAGTTTGACTTCCGTGAGCCCCAGATCCCATTCCAGCTGTTGCAACACTTCTATCATTAACTTCAGTCCAAGTTGTGCCATTATAAGATTCTGTTGCTCCTGTATAAGGAGGTACACTTCCTGAAAAAACTAAACCTAGTGTTGAAGTACCAGCACCTGATAAACCACCTCTACCTGTATTTAAATCTCCTACTTCAGTCCAAGTACTTCCATTAAAAAGTTCGGTAATAGCATTTGGAGATTGATCTCCTCCCACAGCTAACATAGCTGTGTTACTATCTCCACAAGCTGCTCTACTATTTTTTATTGAACTAAAATCTGTTGTTTCAGTCCAAGCAGATCCATTCCAAGATTCAACATTTGTATATTGTTGAAAAGGAGGATTACTATTTCCTCCAAAAGCTAGTGCTGATGTTTGTATTCCTCCACCACTAAGACCATATCTAGCAGTATTTAAACTAGAAACAGGTGACCAAGAAGTACCATTCCAAGATTCAGTTGCTGAAATATTTCCAGGTCCAAAACCTCCAAATGCTAATCCAGCTGTTTCAGTACCTGCTGACGCTAAAAGTCTTCTTGCTGTACCTAAATCATTTACTTCTGTCCAACTCGTTCCATTATAAGATTCTGTAAGAACAGCTAATGTAGGAAGTCCTGAATTACCAGCAAAATATATACCTGCTGTATTTGAAGAAGCTGCTGTAGCTCCTTCTTGTCTTCCACTATTTAAATTTCCACCTGTAGACCAAGTTCCTACTAAAGGTCCTAAACTACCTTTAACAACATTATCAGTTGAGTTATACCAAACTTGTCCTTGAACAGGATTCGCTGGATCCGATGCTAAGACCTCAATATTTGTTCCAAAAATTTCTTTATACGTTGCCATAATTAACTCGATGTTATTGTTTTAGTTGTGTAAGCTGGTTTTGTAAATTCTTCTGTTACACCAGATGGTGATGGTACTTGTCCGCCAGCTGCAAAAGCAGAATCACCACTTGGATTGGCACTACTTGCCATTTGATCTCTTGCAGTATTTAAAGATCCATCTGTTGACCAACTTGTACCATTCCAATATTCACTTGATGCTGTTAAACTTGGAGTGGCACCTCCATATGCTAAAGCAGAAGTTTGTGTTCCACTTCCTCCAAGATTAACTCTTGCAACACTTAAATCACTAACTTCTGTCCAACTTGTTCCATTCCAAGATTCTGTCACTGTATAAAAAGGATCTCCTCCACCAAAAGCTAAAACTGCTGTGCTAGATGCACCTGAACCAGCTAAAGCATATCTTGGAGTATTTAAATCTGCTACTTCTGTCCAACTTGTTCCATTGAAAGATTCTGTTACACCTGTTTGTGGGGGTTGAAATCCTCCAAAAAATAAAGAAGAAGTATTATCTGCACCAACACCATAACCTCCAAGTCTTTCAGTATTGACATCACCTACTTCAGTCCAAGATGATCCGTTCCAAGCTTCTACTTGATGTTGTTGTGTTGGAGAAACTGCTGGTACATAACCAGATATTTGAAGTGCTGATGTTTGAGTTCCTCCACCTCCTGCAGCATTTCTTGCTAAATTTAAATCTGCTACTTCAGTCCAATTCGTTCCATTATAAGATTCTGTTAAATTTGTTACACCTGATCCTGGACTTCCACCATAAACTAATCCAGCTGTAACATTTCCTGCTCCAGATGTATATTTTCTAGCTGTATTCATAGTACCACCCGTAGACCAAGCACCTACTGGGATGCCCGTGTTCCATTCTTCGGTTGCGGCTGTATATGGGCCAGTGCCTCCTCCACTTTTAATAGCTGAAGCAGTTGAAGTTGAATTACCCATACTATTTTGAACGGCTGTATTTACGTCCGTTGTTTCTGCCCAAGAAGAACCACTCCATTCTTCTACATTAGCAATTTGTGTGCTTGGCATTTGTGCTCCTGATATACATAAAGCAGAAGGTTGAGTTCCTGCTGTTGCCATACGCAATCTAGCAGTGTTTAAATTATTAACTTCTGTCCACGAACTTCCATTCCAAGTTTCTGTATTAGCTGTTTGAGTACCAGGAAAAGATGGTAATCCACCAAAAGCTAAAGCTGATGTAGCTGTTCCAACTGTTCCTGAAGATGCTCTAGTTGTATTCATATTGGAAATATTAGTCCAACTTGTACCATTCCAAGTTTCTGCTGCATTAGTAAATGCAGGATTTTCACCACCTGTAGCTATTGCATTTGTATTAGTTGCACCTGCCCCAGATGCAAAATATCTAGCCATATTTAAATCAGCAACTTCTGTCCAACTAGAACCGTTCCATGTTTCTGTAAGAGCAGATTGTCCTCCTGGATCATAAAATCCACCGAAAGCTAAAGCCGCTGTTTGAGTTCCTGCTCCTCCTAAATATCTTCTTGCACTATTTATATCAGTTAGTTCTGTCCAACTTGTTCCATTATAAGATTCATTTGCTGCTGTATTAGTATAACCTGGAAAAAGTTCACCTCCAAATGCTAAAGCAGATGTATTACTTGTTCCTGACGAACCTCCACCAGATCTACCAGTATTCATATTTCCACCTGTAGACCAAGCATTAATAGTAGTTGGATACTGAAACTTCATTGTCTGTGAAGTCTCGTTATACCACACCTGTCCCGTTATAGCGTTATCAGGATCCGCTGTATAGTTTTGTATCTTAGTACCGTGTATGCCTTTATACTCAGCCATTTAAAATTTATTCTCCTAATGTTATGTCTGTAGGTCTTGGGTTAAACTCTACAGCTGGTGCTTTTTCAGCATCAGGTAAAGCGTCCCACGCAGCTTGTGCTGCTTGAACCTCAGCGTCAACAATTGCCTGTGCCTCGTCTCTTGTTTTAACAACACCTGCAACTTTAGCAACCCATAAATTAGCGTGCTTGTTGTATGCAGGAACTTGCCAAACATTACCAGGAAAGCTTGCAAACGTGATTCTATGAGACTCATCGTGATTGATGAAACCCTTTCCCCAGTTTTCTGCTACACAGTATTGATATGTTTTTGCCATAGTTTCCTCCTTATAATTTTTAACTTGTTGTTATT